CCACTTCCATGGCCCAGCGGTGCGGTGACACGGCGAGCGCGTGGCGCACGGCCTCGTGCGCGTCGCCCGGGTCGGACGCGGCCAGTTCGGCGCGGTCGCCCGCGCGCAGGTTGGCCACCAGTTCCGCGATGTCCGCGCGCCGCGGTGCGCGCACGAGCACGTCAGCCACCGACAGCCGCCTCAACGGTCATGGACGTGATGGTCAGCGGCAGCGGGTCGTTCTGCCGCACGAACACGTGACCCGAGGCGTTCCAGCTTGACGACAGCATGACCTCGATTTCGTCGCTGACGAGTTCCGGCGGCGCGCCGTACACCTCGGTGCTGCGCTGCTTGTATTCGCGCAGGCTGTTCTCGTCCGGCCCGGCGAACACGCCCGACGAGCGGTACACGCGCAGGAAGACCTTCGACACGTTCTTCGGCCGCCCCTGGCCGAAGGCGCCGACCTGCTCGTACGCGAGTGGCAAGGTCTGCATGTCGGCCGTGATGGGCAGGCCGATGTGGACCTTGCTCGCCTCGACGGGCAGCGTGATACGGCCGCCGGTTACGACTTCCTGCGGCATGACGGCGCCGTCGGCCAGGATGGCCACGGTCTTGCCCTCGAGGTGGGACAGGTTCGTGAATTCATCCGCCGGCACGCCCTCGTACGTCAGGCCGCAGTCCACGAAGAAGGCGTCGGCCATGTCATCGAACTGGCGCGAGTGCATGCGCTCGACGTAGCGTCTCTGCGCGCCGTTGATGGTGCGGCGGACCACGGCGTACAGCGCGTCCTCGTTGCCTTCCGTGACCACGCACACCGATTCGAACACGCCGTCGGTGTCGTGCCGGTGCCAGCCGGCGACCTTCTGCTCGGGCACGTAGGTCAGGCCCAGCAGCGTGCCGTCGCTCGATACCGCCCATACAATCGGGTAGGGCGTGCGCGCGAAGGCCATGTCGGTGATGGTCTTGAAGTCGAACAGGTGCGGCGCCATGAGCGACACGTCCGTGTTGCTGTAGCCGACCGCGCCGGACGCGCTTTGCGTGTACACCAGTTCGCGCAGCCGCCCGCCCTTGGCCGCCGGGTAGAGCAGCGACGAGCCGGTCACGACGGGCTGCACGTTCGACGCGCCCACGTAGGTGATGGGCTTGACCTGCAGGCTCGTGGGCGTGAGCGCGTCGGAGTTGACCGACGTGACCTTCCATTCGGCGCTGGAAGTCAGCAGGATGAGTTCGGACAGCGGGACGATGTGGCGGATGCTGTTCGCCTCGCGCGCGGCGATGCGGAAGGTGATGGCGTCGTCGTCGCGCGTCGGGATCGACGCGGACAGGTTCGACTCGGTGGCCGAGCGCGTGAGCCACATGTTTTGCGGCTTGTTCGCGGTGCCGCCGAACGTGCGCCGCTGCTCGTAGTACGACACCGCGCCCGGGTAATTGCCGGCGGCGTCGAACGGGTTGGACAGCTCGGGCGGCGTGCGCGACACATCGGGGATGATGTTGTCGTCCTTGAACGTGAGTTCGCTGGTCTGCCCGATGTAGCCGAAGAGGCCATTGCTTTTCTTGTACACGTTGTAGCGGGTCGCGTTCGTCGCCGCGGCCCACGTCACTGTGTTGTACGCGCCGTCGAGCGCCAGGTCGTTGTTCGCCGTGCACGTGCCGGATGCGATGGATTCCTCGAGCGTGTCGGTGGCCAGTGACGTGACCACGTACACGTGGTCGATGGGCGTGGCGGTGCCGCTGCCGGCCGTCGCCGCGGCGGCCTGCCCGGTCGGCGCGCTGATGGTGGGCACGAAGGAAATGGTGGTCAGCGTCCAGTTCGTCGCGGCCACGCGGCGCAGCTCGCGCGGCGCATAGTTCGGGTGCGTGATGGTGAGCACGTCGGCCGACTGGACGAAGTGCAGGTCGAACAGGTCGGCTTCGGCGTAGGGCGTGACCACCGTGTACGGCACGCTGCCCGACAGCAGCGTCGCGCCTTGCGTATGGAAGCGCACATAAAACTCGCCGAACTCGATGGCGAAGGTCTGCGTGGTCGAGTAGGCGAACCCGACCAGGCGCGTGCGCTTTGCGCTGTTCGCCACCTCGCGCACGAATTCGAAGCCTGGCCGGTTGGCCACCGGCCCATGGGGCAGGGTGATGAAGTTGCGGCAGGCGGCCAGCCCGGTCTGGAAGCTGGCCAGGTCCAGCCGCCCGTACAGTTCCGGCGTAATTTCGCCGGCCGCGAACGAGCGGGAAAGGGTGCGGGCATTGCTCATACGCGGCATCCCTCCCACGGCAGCGGATACGCGCAATCACGCGCGGCGATGGCGCTGGGCACGAAGTTCGCGCTGCTCTTTTGCATGTTCGCGTCCGAGCCGGCGGCGCGCTGGTACTGGCCGGTGAAAGTCTGGAAGCACGCGCGGCCGGCCTGCACGCCCGAGTCGCCCTTGATGATCGGCCCGGCCAGGTACGACGCGAGCAGCCAGGACAGCGCGTCCACGAACAGCGGCGTGTACTTCGTGGTGTCGGTCACGCGCGCCACGTAGCGCAGCACCGCGTTCTCGACGTTGGTGTAAATGACGACCAGCCCGGTGGACAACGTTTCCGTGGTGTACGGCTGGCCGTCGGCGTCATCCAGCGCGCCGGGGCAGACCACGGCGATGGGCTTGACCATGCCGGACGGCGCCGCGTACGCGTAGGACCATGCCGTGTCCACGTCTTCGGCCAGCAGCGCGGGCTGCGTGCGGCGCGTGGCGAACGACCAGTTGTGCATTTCGAGCAGCGAGTCGCGCGCGACCGGGTAGAAGCGGGCGCAGTGCTCGGCCTGCGCGCTGCCCTCGGGCGGGTCGATGCTGGATACGTTCGCGCTGTCGCCCAGGTGGGACAGCGCCAGATTGCAGATGTCGAGTGCGGAAGCCACCGGGCCACCTCCTAATGAAAAACGGGGGCGCGATGGCCCCCGTTGTTATTGCGCGTTGCGGCCGGGGCTTACGCCAGGTCGCCGCCGTCGCCTTGCGCCTTGCCCTTCGGTTCCTTGTACAGCTCGAGGTTGTCGGACAGCTTCATGTCCACCTCCTTGCCGTCCACTTTCGCCTTCGGGAAAACGGTCTCGAAGACCTCGCCGGCCTTCACGACGCGGTTCTCGTGCGACAGCAGGGTGTCGCGGGTTGCGATGTACTTAGGCATCAGTCACCCCCGTTACGCGACCGAGAAGCCGCTGGCGTAGTACTCGAAGCCCGGCGGCAGCGAGTCGGTCACGTAGCACGTGAACGAGCCGGCGGTCAGCGGGCCGGTGGCCACGGTGTACTGCGCGCCCAGGTAGCGCTGGCCGTTCGGCTGCGCGGCCAGGACGGCCGGGTCGATGCGCTGGGCGAACAGCTTGCGGCCAGCGGTCAGGTCGGTCTTGGGGATGGCGTCGGTCTGCGCCACGACGGTCGGCGACGACAGGTTCGCCGATGCCGAGGTGACGGCCTGGAACGTGACGGTGGCGGCGCCGGCTGCGGCGGCCGACACATCCACGCCCCACACCAACCACAGCCCACGGCCGGGGCCGAGGTCGCGGTTGACGCCCAGGTCGATGGTGTTGGTGGACACCGCCGTCGAAGTGACCGCTTGCGCGGCCGACAGTTGGTTCAATGCGTCGAGCATCATGATTGCTGTTTCCTTTCCGATTACGAGACCAGGGTTTCAGCGATGCCCAGGCCGTCCACGCCGCGCACCGGGATGCCCATGAATTTCAGGGTGCGGATCGAGGTGCCGAACTGCGTGGCTGCGTCTTCGATCTTCAGCACGTTCTGCGACTTCTCGAGCGCCTGGATCATCAGACCTTCCTGAATCGAGCGGTTCGTGTAGAACGCGGCGCGGCCCATGTTGAAGTTCGGGATGCGTGCGATGGCGCGCAGCATCAGCTTGACCAGGTTGGTGCTTGCGGTCGTGGCCTGCGTGCCGGTGACGCCGATCCAGTCGGACACGTCGATGTTCGCGATGCGAACGACGTAACGCCAGTCCTTGACCACGAGGCCGCAATCCCACTGGTACAGCGACTTGGCCGCCTGGTAGTAGTTGCCGCTCGCGTCCTGCACGTCCTGGATGCCCAGGTCTTGGTTCTTGACGCCGCCTTGCGAGCCCTTCGGGAAGGTGCCGAACACGGTCTGCTCACCCCACACGACCAGGTACACGGACGCGTTGTCCGAGCCGCTGCCGCCGGCCAGCATGACGTTGCCGCCGTTGCCCGCCGTGGTCGAGCTGTAGCGCGTGGCCAGGCCCGAGAACGTCTTCATGTCGCTGCCGACGTTGCCGTTGAACAGCTTGCTGGTCATTTCCTGGTTCATCGCTTCGATGAACGGGGATTCTTCCGACAGGCGGTACGCGGCGCTGTTGCCGTTCAGGTTCAGCAGCTTGGCGTCGATGTGGCTGCGCGCTTCCATCATCGCGCACGGCTCGGTGACTTGCGCGGTGGTGGACTTGGAAGTCGGCACGCCCTGGTTGTACGCGCGCCAGTAGACGGCCGGCAGGCCGGTACGCACGGTGACAACGTGGGAGGTCGGCTGGTTGGCCTCTTTCCAGACGATGTCTTCCAGGATGTCGTTCTGCTGGGACAGCAGCTCGACAACCGGGTCGACCTTGCCGTCCGGTCCCAGGCGCTTGGTGATGTCGGCCAGGGTCAACTGGCCGGTTGCGAGAGTCGCCATGTCTTAATTTCCTTTTACGGGTTCATGTTCGGGAACATCCGCTGCGCCGTGGACACGGCCGGCGTGGTGCCGGGCTTGCCCGCAACGAGGCGGTCTTCACTGATTGCCGTGCCAGCCTTGAACAGCAGCCGGATCACTTCGGGGTGGTTGCCCAGTCCCGATTCGTTCAGCAGCGTTTTCAGCTCGGGCGAGCCGAAGGCGTCCAGCGCCTTCTTGGCCGTGGCCAGGTTTTCCTGCAGCTTGTCGCCGCCGAATTCCTTATCGGCTTGCGAGTCCGTCGCCCACTTCGCGGCGGCCTCGGTCAGCGCCGTGGCCTGTTGCGCCTGCCACTTCTGCGCGAGCTTGATGCCGATGTCGGCAACCTTCTGCGCTTGGTCTTGTGGCAGGTTCAGCTCCTTGGCCAGCGCTTTGAACTCGCCGCTTACTTCGGCGTCGAGCTTGACGCCTTCGGGTGCGGTGAAGTCCTCGTACTGCTCGGGGGCGCCGGTGGGCTTGCCGTCGTCGGCGGGTTTGTCGCCGTCGGCGGGCTTGCCTTGGTCCGTCGTTCCCTCGGCCGGCTGGCCTTCGGTAGCGGTGCTCGGTTGCTGCTGGTTCGCATCGGCTTGCGCCCCCGTCGTAGTGTCGGTGGCGCCCGGTGCTGGCTGCGACGAGGCGGGGGCAGTGTCAGTTTGGCCGCTCGTTACAAGAGTCTCGGTCGTCATTCGTGTTCTTTCGTGGCTTCCTTGGCCTCGGCCACCATCACGGCGTACTGCGCGGGGCAGTGTTCGTTGATGGCGGCGGTCAGCCAGATACCGTAATTGCGCATGCCCTCGCGGAAGAACGTCTCGCTGTTGCCGGTGAAGCTGGTGCGGTACATGCCCGATTTCTCGAGCATTCGCCACATCAGGCGACGGCCCCACGCGTGGGACATGAGCAGCTTGATGTCCGCCCCTTCGTATTCACGGGCCAGCGCTTCACGCGCTTCGGCTTGCGCCTTCGCTTGCTGCTGGCCGTGGATGTCTAAGGGGTCGTACGATTTGCTCATGCACGGCACGATAAGCGCGCCGTGTCGCGGTATGCACACCCCCCGTTAGGCACACATCCCGTTGGCGATGAGCGCGGCCCGGATCGCGTTGACGAGCGTGAGCGCGCTGGCTAGGTCGGTGGCCGGTGCCGGCAGGGCGGGCCGGGCCACGGGTGCCGTGTTGTAGAAGCCGATGAGCGTGCCGCGGTGCGCGAAGTCCTTGGCCACGGCGAGCGAGCCGCCGGCCGTCATGCCGTCGGTGGTCGTGCCCAGCAGCAGGTTGCCGGCCAGGTAGTTGATGGCCGTGCCGTCCATGTACAGGTTGTACTTGCCGGCGCCGGCCAGCGCTTTGCCACGGAACACGTAGGTGGCCACCCCCTGCAGGTCGGCGGTGATGGTGGCGGCCGTGTCGTGGTTCGCGCCCACGCCGATGCGCTGGTCGAAGCGCGCGGCCTTCTTCGCGCGCAGGTCGGTGAACTGGCCGGGGCGCGGATCGCGGTTGCCGACGACCTGGCCCTCGGCGAATCCGGCCTGCAGTCGTGCGTCGTAGAGTCGTGGTGTGGGCATGGCGTGTCCTATTTGCGGCGCCGACGGCGGATGTTGAGAAAGCTGGCGATGGCCGCGAGCACGCCGCCGGTCTGCACGAGCGCAGCGCCGCCCAGCTTGAGCCCGCCGGACACGACACGCGTGCAGGTACGCACGAACGCCGCGCTGCCGGCCAGCGCCAGGCCGCCGATGGGCAGCACGATGCGCGAGCGCACGAACGAGGCCGGTGCCGTGCCGGCCATGACGAGCCCGCCCGCAATGGCCGCAACGCGCGAGCGCAGCGTGTCCGCGGCGCCGGCCAGCGTGATGCCGCCCACGGGTATTACGGTGAGCGACTGCAGCCCGTCGAGGATCGCCTGCAGGAATGTGCGCCGTGCCGGGGCGCAGAAGATTTGCCACGGGTTGTCGCACAGGGACAGCATTT